AAAGGTGGAAGCACAAGTGAATTCAACACTCACTATTCCACAGTTCATGACATTGCTGAATGCAAGGATTTCACTGTTGATGTGGGATGGGGGCAGAATGTAGCCTTCAAAGAGTCAATTGGGTGGAATTCATCAGCAGAATTTGGAACTACACCTTTGGTGACTTCTCCAGCTTATGGCAATGGAGTCATATCGGTGTATGTGTTGAATCGATTATCAGTTCCCTCAACAGCTTCGGCGCCGATCCAGATAAACGTTTTCGTTTCAATGCTGGATGATTTCGAAGTGGCTGCACCTGACGACAAGATTTCTCATCTCAAGTTCAGACCCAATGTTGATCCACCCACACAACCCGAATCGGGAGTTGATGAGGATATAATCTTTCATCCCGAATCAGGTATCGAGGGCGATCAGGATCAGGATGCTCAGCAAACACCAGTGGAAGACCCCGTGGCGATTGATCGCATGGCCGATACTGAATTGGACGTGCCCAACACCACTAAAGTTTTCATGGGTGAAACAATCGCATCATTTCGCGCCTTGTTGAAGAGAGCTTATCGGTCTGAGATCATTCCCGTTACTGAATTGACTTCCGCTTCTGTGGTGAGTTATTCACGCAGTGCGTTCCCAACTTATGGTGGGTTCATCGAATTTGATGAAGGAACTGTACTTCCCTCTGGTTCTATGATCTCCACTTTTGGTGATACCAGAACGTACAACACGGCAATGACTACCCTGTTGAACTATTTGGGTAGGGCTTTCATTGGATGGAGAGGATCCATTCGATGGACTGTTGATCTTGGCCAGGTGAGTTTGTCAGGAAGAACTATCAATGGTAACAATGATTTCTGGAACAGTATCACGTACACGCTTTCTCGAACTAATAGATACACACTTGCTCAGCTTACGCAGGCTACAGGCAGTGTAGGTTCTGATGATGTTATCCAGTTGCTCAACGAAGTTGAGCGAGGAAACGATTGTCTTGGTGAAGTGCTTTGCAACACTGCAGTCAATCCAATCCAAACCATTGAAGTGCCGTACATGAGCAACCAGCGATTTTCCCTTACAGCAGATGATGACAATTTTGTTACTGAAGCT